GTGAGGCGCTACGCATTATGAAGATGCCAGATGACTTCGTACTTGCTGGCGAAAAGCCACTTGATTGCGTCAATCATATTTGCCAGAACGTGCCAGTTACTACTGCTAAAGATATGGCAGATGAAGTAAATCGCATGGTACTAGATCAGTGCGAGTTATTCGATAGCTCATTCATTCGCCAATCGAATAAGAATGGCAACATTGAGACGCTGATTGACCAGCCCAAAAACACTATCGAATCGTTTTTGTGATTTACAACAGCGCTATACCGCGTATTATTTCTACATTATGTCATCGCTACTAAGTAAACTTAAGAAGAATTCTAAGATCGAGCTAACAGAGGTGCTCGATAAGTCTGAGCTGTTCAACGAAAAGGATATGATTCCTACGGACATTCCTATGCTGAATGTCGCGCTGTCTGGATCGCTCGATGGCGGTTTGTCGTCTGGCCTGACTGTACTTGCTGGTCCGTCAAAGCACTTCAAGTCGAGTTATGCTCTGCTGATGGCATCTGCGTATCTCAAGAAGTATCCAGATGCTGTAATGATGTTCTATGATTCGGAGTTCGGCTCGCCGCAGCAGTACTTCAAGACGTTCGGTATCGATGTGGCTCGTGTGCTGCATACTCCGATTATCGATGTCGAGAAGCTGAAGTTCGATCTGATCAATCAGCTGAATGCTATCGAGCGCGGCGAGAAGGTCATCATCGTCATCGACTCGATTGGTAATCTTGCTTCTAAGAAGGAACTCGAGGATGCGATGAACGAAAAGTCAGTCGCAGACATGAGTCGCGCTAAGGCGCTGAAGGCTCTGTTCCGCATGGTTACTCCTTATCTGACGATGAAGGATATTCCGATGCTTGCGATCAATCACTCCTACAAGACGATGGAGATGTACTCCAAGGATGTGATGTCTGGCGGTACCGGTATCTATTACTCTGCAAACGCAGTATGGATGCTCGGTCGTCAGCAAGACAAGGACAAGGAAGCCGGGCTGCAAGGCTACCACTTCATCATCAACATCGACAAGTCTCGCTTCGTGAAGGAAAAGTCAAAGATTCCGATCTCTGTTTCCTTCAATGGCGGGGTGGAAAAGTATTCCGGCTTGCTTGAGGTTGCTATGCTCGGCGGGTTTGTCACGAAGCCGACAGTGGGTTGGTATCAGAAGAAGGGTGACAGCGATAAGTATCGCGAGAAGGACACGTACTCTGCTGAATTCTGGGAACCGCTGCTGCAAAATGCGGAGTTCAAGGAATTCGTCAAGTCGTTCTATACTGTGGGCTATCGTTCTATGATCGATGGCGATGTAGTTGACGCAAACGAAGCATCTGGCAAGCTTTCAAAAGCTGATTTAGCCAATATGCGCGACGAAGGAGACGAAGACGATGGCGAAGAATAAAATTACTGACAAGTCCTACTCTTTCATCGAGAGTGCAGATTTAGAAGGCTCACCAGTAGCCACCTATTCTGTCAAGATCAATGACAAGAAGTATAAGGATGTAACTGTTACTTACGGCAAAATTAGCTTGACGGTACAGGATGACAAAGAAACTGCAAAGCTTTCTTTTAAGTATCAGATCGATAATCCCGCCGATTTTGATCGACAAAAGCTAGAATCCGATCAGAATTTTAATAATTACATTGGCGACATTCTATCGCATATCATTCAGTCAGCGTTTGACTCAGGAAATTATACCTTGGGTGAAAAGCCGGAAAAAGCCTCTGATGAGGTAATTGATGTCAACACAACTACAGACGACAGTTCTTCAGAAATTAGTCAACGATGAGAAATACTGCAGAAAAGTACTTCCGTTCATCAAGACCGAATACTTCGATGCGGCTCACAAGACTATCTACAAGCTTGTACTTGACTTCATTGGCAAGTACAACAAGTTGCCCACGAAGGCAGCGCTTGAAATCGAGTTCCAGAATAACGCAGATGTAGACGAGGAACTGTATCCTCGCGCTGTCGGCGTTCTGGAAGCTATCGATCAGAATCCAAACGTCGAAGAAACATGGCTGATCGAGAATACGGAAAAGTGGTGCAAGGACCGTGCGGTCTATCTTGCTATCATGGATTCGATTCAGATCATCGATGGTAAGAAGAAGGATGTCTCGCGTGATGGCATTCCTGACATTCTACAGAAAGCACTAGGAATCAACTTCGACAACTCTGTCGGCCATGATTACCTCGGTGACTTCGAGAAGCGTTATGACTTCTATCATAAGGTAGAAGACCGAATGCCGTTCGATCTTGAGATGTTCAATACCATCACAAAGGGTGGTGTTCCTCGCAAGACTCTGAACATCGCACTTGCTGGTACTGGCGTGGGTAAGTCACTGTTTATGTGCCATGTCGCTGCATCTGCTCTGACTCAAGGCAAGAACGTACTTTATATCACGCTTGAAATGTCCGAGGAACGAATCGCCGAGCGTATCGATGCCAATCTGATGAATGTTCAGATCGATCAGCTCACAAATCTTCCGAAAGATATGTTCGAGAACAAGGTGATGAAGATCGCGACTTCAACTGTTGGCAAGCTCATCATTAAGGAGTATCCGACTGCATCTGCTCATGCTGGGCACTTCCGCGCGCTGCTGAACGAACTGAAGTTGAAGAAGGACTTTTCTCCAGACGTGATCTTCATCGATTATCTCAATATCTGCGCTTCATCTCGAATGAAAGGTCTGGGCGGTTCTGTGAATACGTACTCGCTGATCAAGGCAATCGCTGAAGAATTGCGCGGCCTTGCCGTCGAGTTCAATGTTCCGATATTCTCTGCGACACAGACCACACGTTCTGGTTACAGTAATACAGATGTCGAGCTGACTGATACTTCTGAGTCGTTCGGCTTGCCTGCAACTGCTGACTTTATGTTCGCGCTAATTTCAACCGAGGAACTCGAAAAACTTCGTCAGATCATCGTGAAACAGCTCAAGAACCGCTACAACGATCCAACTGTCAACAAGCGGTTTATTGTGGGCGTGGATCGCGCAAAGATGCGCTTGTACGATGTTGAGGATAAAGCTCAGAATTTGGCTAAAGAGCCAACTGTTCGCGGCGGAGCAAATGACCATGACTTTTCTGGCTTTAAAGTGGAATAATAGTTTACATCCGCTGCAAGCCTGATAAATTATTACTATGGGAATGTTCGATACAATTGCATGGGGCGATGACTTGCCATATACGCTCCCGATGGAAGAAATTGGCTTAAACAAGCGCGATTGGGATTTTCAGACGAAAGATCTAGATTGCGCGATGCAACACTATGTAGTTCAAGGTGGCAAGCTTTACCTTCAGAAGTTCAAGCATGAAGAATGGGTCGCAGGAGATCCTAAAGCAAAAAGTCTGATGGATCGTATAGGTTATCTTGATAGACAGGAGCCCTATCTCGATCCAGTCAAACTTACAACCACCATTCAAATGTACGACTTTCG